ATACCGCCGCTGTATTAAAGCGGGATATAAATCTTAATAGACGACACAATGGTAAAGTGTCGAAGCAGGTTCTAGGGAAGGTTCACGATTCAAAATTGAATTCGAGAATCCCAACTGCTTTTTATCTGTTAAAACAGGCGTTGTCCAGTCAAATTGACTGGGGTAAGAAAGATGAAGCACCTTCTTGTAACGGAGACGTTCTGACGAAAAATTGGTCAGTACGTCTATGCGTTAAAGGTGACTTGTGTGCGGATCTTGAGAAAATTTTCAAGTTATGCAACGTTAGTCTATCTTCTTACCATCAGGGAAACCACCTCATTGTTAGTGGTTTTCCCCTTGGAATTCGATGGTTTGCTTGTGCTTTGCAGGTCTCTATAGGACTAATAGAGATTTTAGCCGATCATGATACTGATTTTTACAAGTGTCATGATGCCCTATCCATCGTGTCCGTGCTGCGTGTATTCCTAGCGGTTGACTCTTATCTAGATTATATAGATTTAGTCAAGTATTCCACTACTTACATGCATGCACGAAGCTTAAAGCAACCGGTTTTACCAACCGCTCCATCCTTTTGGAAAGGTGGATGTCCATTGCTTTTCGCTGGCTCTATACGTCGTCTTTTGAAGAATCGTATAGTCAGCGGATTGAGACCAGTTAATCAACATCTGTTCTGGTCCATCGCACAGGTCAAGCGCTGTGCAGAAGTTGTCCCGAGCGAATTTATTGAACGCTCGCTCGAAAAGCACCGAGTCGCTATGCAAAAACCTAGCGAGAAGTGTTCCACCGTATTCTTAGAAGCTTTTGTGCCTAAGCTCGAGAATCTTGTAGACCAAATGTTCTACAGGGGTGGAGTAAACAAGACGTATGAGTATTCTACTAATGCCTGTTTTGAAAACGGCAGGAGTATGGGTGGTTCAAAATACTACCTGATGAGACAACACGTCGAGGATGGGGATACTAGTGATGACGAATTACTTAAGATGGATTTTTGTCCATATAAGGGTGTCACGGAGCGTAGAGGATACATGACTCAAGACTTTAACCAATTACTTTTATCCACTTTGCCGAAACAGCAGGTGGATAATTTAGTTTGGGATAAAGACAAAAAATGTCAGTGTAAAGTCTATTCAATCTGTGAACCTTTAAAGATTCGTAATATCACTGCCGGCAATGCGTTACCATACGCATTGGCAAAAGGTATGCAAAAGTTTATGCATAGTTCCCTAAAGAAGTATAGACAGTTTTCGCTTATAGGCGAACCTTTAACTGTCGAGCACATTGAGGGTCTCAACTCGAGTCGAAAGGCTTGGAGTTCTAGTGAGACTTTCGGATGGCTCTACCGCCGGAAGAAGGAGAAAATCGCTTCTGGTGACTTCGCTGCTGCGACTGACAATATCAAAATTGAGCTTACTAAGTTAGTATTTGAAAGATTACTTACTCAACTAGTACATTTTGAAGATTTGTCAGCTTTACAAGCAGATATTCTTCGACGAGTTCTTTATGAACATCGAGTATTCTACGGTAATGGGTGTGTGGCTGATTCAGTTGAACAGGTAAATGGTCAATTGATGGGGTCAGTTCTTTCCTTTCCAATTCTTTGTATTATTAATTTGATTACATATTGGATAAGTGTTGAGCCAGAGGTTTCTGATTTTAAGAACCTCAGGGTGTTAGTCAATGGTGACGACATCCTCTTTCCGTGTACTGGACAAAAGTATGCGAATTGGCTTAAGACTCTGCCTGAAGCTGGTTTATTCCCTTCAGCGGGTAAGAATTTTTTTCATGAGAAGTATGCCACTGTTAATAGTGCTTTATTTTCTTGTGAGAAACACGATGTAAAATACATTCCTTTCTTTAATGTAGGTATGTTACTAGGACAGAGCAAAGTCGCTAGTACAACCGAAGGAAGGTTTAAGCCCGTTCATTGTTTACATCAATGTGCCATGCATGGCGCTAATTATCCAAAGTACGCGGATCAGCGTTTCTGTTATTATAATAGGGAGAAGCTAATTAGTTCCTCTAAATTATATGACGGAACTCAGCTCAATTGGTATCTACCGAGAACCTTAGGAGGTCTTGGTATGCAATTACCTGTTGGAGTTGAATTTTCTGATCAACGCTCTACATATTATGGTACCCGAATTAAGGGACGTATGTATAAGGTACTAACAGATACGCAACGTATAATCGCTAAGGGTTTACGTGATGCATGGTATCATGACAACTTGACAAAACCGCCCTTCAAGCCAATTGGCCTTGCTGTGGACGATGATGAACAGACATGGGGAAATGATATCCGAAAGCATTCAGTTTTGAAAGCTGTGCTTGTCGGGTGCCCTATGCCACCAGATTGTGAAGAGATCAAAGAAGACTCTCATGAATCTAACTGGTATTTGCCATATACTGGATCCATTGATGAAGAGTGTAAAAAGTACACTTTTCGTGGCCTCTCTTTTGAGAGATTTGCCAAGGCTACTCAGTTGCAGAAAGACGAAGCAACGGCCTTTTCGCATGACCGCAATGTTAAGATCCAGAAAAGTCGGAATGGTTTATATAATGTATATTCTATGCTGGCAATGGAGAATGCTCACCTCTACCAAGATGTCAAATTGTACAAATTGCGTAGTAATCGTGTGGGTTTGAATCAACTGTGTTCTGTTGATGAGAATCTCTGTTATGATATGGTAGATGGACATGCTAATGTAGCTCCTATGCAGGACTACATGTGCTAATGTCTCATCCTTTTGAATTCATTATTTTTCGCAGGTTATGATAATACGTTATGTTTATGGAGCCTGTCGCATTTTCAGCCATGACGTGGTGTTGAATACTCACTGTTTCAACTAGGTCCACGCGTAGTAGTACTTCCCCTGGTGAGGGAGTAATGTAAAGATTTGACTTACAGTACTATGAAGGGAATGATGGAAGCGAGAAGTTGTACGTTATCAAATTAATAAACGTACTTATCGGTCAAACAATATAAACCACCAAAATCCTATTAAGGAAGGATGCTAAGTCATAGAGGTGTAATACGCTAATGTGTATCTACTCGTACTGACGGAATGCCAACAGACTACAAAGGTGGGGTCTGAATTCTTAGTGTTTCACGTAGAATGGGAAATGACATAGTTAAAGTTCCGCAAGTCTCGCTCCGGCCGGACCCAAGGGTTTAATCGTAATACTGAACTATGGTAGTGAATATATATGAAGTTGTATATGTTCTCTCTTGTTTGCCTATTTTAATCGTGACATGAGAATCGATTATTGTTTCGAGCATAGTCGCCCGTGTAGCTTCTTAATCTACACTCGAGAAAGGGGACCCGATGAATTCTCAAAGGGGGAAGGCAAGCACCAACGCTTCCAGACAAAACAAGTCTCAAAACTCTAGACAAGCTAATAAGTCTCAAACAAATGTTAGTAAAAGACAAAGACGTCCTCGTCCTCAGAGACGTCCTATAACACGTAATTTTGATACGTCGAACACTTCGACTGTCAGAGCTGTGGCAGCCGCATATGGTACCACAAATATTACACGTGAACCACAACTTAGTCGCACTCGAAACTCTACACGGATTTCAAATCGTGAACTTGTTTTCGCTAGTGTGGCTGGTGCAACATCCTTTTCTGTAGCTCAGACCATCAGTATAAACCCTGGTTTGTCTGGAATCTTCCCTTGGCTTGCTCCACAAGCAGGTCAATGGCAGATGTATCGAATACATAAATTAGAAGTTTGCTATGTGCCTATCGCACCTACTTCTACTCAGGGTGTCGTGTATTTATCTCCCAATTACGATGCTGCTTCTCCTCCACCAACAACAGAAACCCAGGCTTCCGATAACTATGGAACCATGGAATTTCCTTGTTGGGAGAATGCTGTACTTAAACTCCGGCCAGATGACCTTATGGGTCTGGGTCCTAGGAAGTATGTACGTCCGTGTGCGATAGCTGGTGATATTAAAACTTACGACTGTGG